TTAAATGATGAACACGGAAATCAACTAAAAAGATTTCCATTTATACCAAATCTTAGTTGGATAGTGCGGAATGATGCTTTTAGTTGGCATAGTTGTGATGAAATAGAATGTGACTTACGTCAAAGTATTATGGCACGTTTTATGCAGGATTAATTTGGAGATCTTCTCACATATTCTGGTTCTAATATTACTTTAATATTTGACATAGTTCTACAAGTGTTGCTGATAGATTTATCTCTTGGTCTGCTACTAACGGAATTGCTCTAAGACCTTTTGCAATAACTAGAATGGCGGCATCTTGTTTATCTTGTGTGTCTCCCCAAAGTTCTAAGTTATCGTACATCCAACGGAAAACTTCATCCATCTCTTCAGGACGTACTTGACTACACAACATCTTCCTAGCATCCATTATCTTGCCTTGCTTAAACAAGTCAACTACTGCTAATCTGTAATCCGCAGTTGCGTTGTCACTCTCTTGTGGCTTTAATAGTTTGCCATCAACAGTATTCATTTGTACTAGGTTTAAACATTTTCTTAAATCAGGATACGTTGCTTTTACATAACTATCTAATGTATCGATATCAATCTCTACTTGTTCTGTAACTAATACTGTTGCAATTCTAGCAGTAAATTCTGTTGTATCAATTTTATCAATGTGAAACCCTTGACATCTACTATGTAGTGCTGGAATAACTTTGTTAGGATAATTACAGGTTAGTATAAATCTAGCAGTACTAGCATATGTTTCCATAACACCACGAAGTGCCGCTTGACCATTTGGAGAGATATAATCAGCCTCATCTAGTAGCACAATCTTAAATTCACCAAAAGGCATAGTTGCTACAAAGTTAGTAATCTTTTCTCTAACATTGTCGACGCTATTTTCTCTACTAGCATTTATTTCTAGTATATCATATTCGTTAATACCAAGTTGTTTAATCAGTATCTTTGCTAGTGTAGTTTTACCAACACCAGGACTACCACTAAACAATAAGTGAGGAATAGCACCACTGTCTACCCAACCTTGTACTTGATTCTTTTGTGCTGAATCTCTAAACACATAATCATTTAATGCATCGGGTCTGTACTTTTCTGTCCATAATTCTTTCATAATACTATTATACACTCTTTCTTTGTCTAATTACAAGTTTTTCTATATTATCTTCGTTACTAGTTACTTGCCACATACTAGATTGATGTTCTTTGGAACAAAACCAATTTAGAACACCGTGTTGTTTTCCAAATACATTAGTGGCATTACCTTTAAAATTATCTGGATTATATGTAGGAACAGTAACCCAATACATATTATATCCTAAACTATCTAACAAGTCATATATTACTTTATTCATACTTGCATCTTGCATTTCGATTAATAATTTAGGTTTAAAATGCATTAGTGTCTGTTGAGCACCTAGTAATATAGGAAACTCCATTCCTTCTGCATCTATCTTAATAAAATCTATTGTTGACATTTCTGTTTTAGCAAAAAAAACTATATTATCTAAAGTTGTACAAGTAACAGTATTGCCAGGGCTTATTCTAGTTTTCCCGTAATCAAATGTTGTTCCAACTTCAGTAGTGTCATTACCTAATGCTAATCGACTAGTTTTAATATTTTTACTAAAACACTTGTCTGTATTCAATTTAAGTAAGGCGTAATTGTCTGGATCAGGTTCAATAGCCATTATTAGTTTTACATACGGTGCAATCCCTAATGTATGTGTGCCTATATTGGCACCTACATCTAAAACAAAACTACTACGATTTACATGTTTCTTAATTAATTCTACTTCTTGGTCACAGTATTCGCCGTATAACTTTAGACTTTTGCCTATAGTTGGATCGCTTTTATAGTAAGCCATTTCGCCATAACTAGTGCTAGTCCTTACTATTTTTTTCATCCGTAAGTTCCACTATTCTATTTAATAACTTTTGGACATACTTTTGTTGTTCTGCCTGGTCTAATTTTAAAATTAAATTTTCTTTTTCTATTTTAGCAATATATTCGAAGGTTTCGTTTATATTATTATCCAATGCCTCCCCCCACTCCTGGAACCTTAGTTGTTGCACCTGGCGCCGCATAAACTGCACCTTTATCATTGAATCCAGTAGTTGGGTTTATACCACCATGAGCAGCATCGTGTGCTCTTTGTGCCCACATATTCTTTTCACCTTCTTGATACTCTAGTGCAGGTCCTGATAAACCCCTTTGATGACCCATGCTACTTTTCCAAACTTCTTCTGCAGGAGGTTCGTCTTGTATAATTAATATATCTGTAGGGTCTACTGTTCTTACTGTTTCTCCATTAAGTTCGAATCCTCTGCTCCATCTACCATGTGAGACTAGTATCCAGTTGTCGACTGTAACTTCTTCTTGTTCTTTTCCTATTGCAATTACCTGACACCAACGAGGGTGAATTCCTCTAGTAGTAGCATCATCATTTGGTATATAGATCCCACTTGCAGTTTTAATTGTGTCAAACTTCATATCACGAACTAGTACACCGTCTCTTAACGGATAAAAAGTTCCTGTTGCTTTGGTAAAATTGTATTCCATGTATTACTCCGTTTCTTTATTGTTAGAAGAAGATGTTGTGTCCGGCTGGGTCTCAGACGTCTCGTCCGTTTCACTTCTTACTGGTGTTCCAGTTGGTCCTAGTTCGTCTTCCTCAACATCTTCTTGTTCGTCTTCATCCTCAAATATTTCGTCTGAACTTTGAGGTATCCTTTCGTCAGTTGGAACCATAGTATTTAACTTATGGTACTCACGCATAACATCTTCTCTACTCTTAACTATTTCTCCACTTGGGTCGATATAATCTCCACGAGCATTTACGTTCATATTTCCTATTGCAGGTACTGTTTCGTGTTGACTTATTAAAGCATTAAAATCAACTACCTTACCTTGTGCTGTTCTGTATTTCTTCGCCATGATATATTCTCCAATAAAGTGCGTATATTATTATTTATCTTAAGAAGTCTTCAACATTTAAGTCATAGTATAAACTATCTATTTTATGTACACCGATTAAGTATAGTACATAACTTGCTACACTACTACCTCTGCCCACACCCCATACTATATTATTTTCTCTCATTGTTGCTACAAAGTATCTTAAGAAGCATAATAAGTTTAATAAGTTTCTTTCTTGAAACATTATAAGTTCTTTGCCTACTCTTTGTAATTCTACGTCATTATTACACTGATCTAAACACCATTTTGCAATATCAAAATTAGCATAATCTGTAGGCATATTCCATTGCTTCTGATTCTGTTTATGATATTCTTCTACACTACAGTTGAGAGTTTTTAATTCTTGTAGTTGTATTCCTGTATAGAGTAATTGACTAGCACTGTTAAACTGACTAACAGATTCTATATCTAACTTATTAAGATCCACAGTAGGATTAGTGTAGATTGCATTTATAGCATCTGTTTCACTATAGAGTTGTCTGCTATACTTGTCTAACTTCATTTTTCTTTATCGCCTTCAATAACTGTAAATTCTCTAACAATCCCATCTTTAGATTTTTTCTTATCTTTGGTGTAGCCTAGTTTTACTTCATCCCAAGTTTGTTGTAGTAGTTCAACTTCACCTTTTTCAGATTTATAAAAACTAGGATCTTTGGATTTCCAATACTCTGCATATTTTTTCCATTTAGGATCTACGATCTTATCTAAGATATTGCCATCATCATCTTCACTACTATGTGTATGACTAATGCCGTTTCCTTGGTAACTTTCAATCCATACACTATCTACAAGTAGTACACCTTCTAGTATTGCATTTAGTTTTGTATACAAACTGATAGCGAGTATATGATCATACGGGTCATCAATTAAAGGATGTATTCCTGCATAGAACATTGTTCCTTCTGAAAGTATGTCTTCCATTGATTGAGGTCCAACTAGCATACAATTATCTAGCATCGTTTCAACGTAGACGTTTACTCTTTCACAAGCAATAGAAATATCTGTCCCTGATCCTTTACCGTCTGTTAACAAGTCGATCTTAACGTCCCACCTGTTAGGTAGTATGCAACCATCTAATATTACTGTTGCTAGAAATGTGTGTTTTATCGTAATCATTATCCAATATCAATGATGTCATCCCAATCATTGCCTTTTTCTTTTGCTTTATCTGTTACTTTTTTTAGTGCTTCTCTATCTCGTCTAGTGCGTTCTTCTGTGTAGTCATTAAGTACCATTTGCATTTGTGGTACAACATCCGGACTAGATCTATAAGCCTGTACTAATCTTGTGGTTAATTTTTTTAGTTTCTCATCTAGTTCAGTATCTTTTAAATCTCTTAAATTGCCTGTAAGTGGGTGGTTCATTTTCTTTCTTCCTTTCTTATTACAGCCCATGCAAGAAAGGATCTATACATCGCTCTACAAAGTAATGCTCCTATTAAACCTAACACTAAGTTGCCACTGAGTATAAGAGTAAAATTAAAGTAGATTATTGTACTATAAAACGCAACTGCTATATGGTCTTTAGGTTCTAAATCTGTGTTAGACATCGCCTTCCTGTCTGTTCTCACTATAGTGAGCATCAAAGTCGCCACCTGGGTACCTTGCTTTAAGTTTATCAATATTCATCTGTATAACTTCATTTGGATCAATGTTTAGTGCCATACACCCTTGCATCCAGTACCACATAATATCACCTAGTTCACGTTGCATATGAAAGATATTATCTTTATCTAACGGCTTGCCTTGGAACATGATCTTCTTTACCACTTCAGTAAATTCGCCTGCTTCAGCACCTAAGCCAAATGCCGCAGTCACTAATCGAGGCATGTCAGCATCACGTTGATTAACTAATGTTACCCAACGATTAGTAAACGTATCATTATTCTTACTTTCGTCACTAGTTACTGCGTCCACGAATTCTTTATATTTGTTAAGGTCTATTTGAGACATTTGTTACTCCTAATTTATAATATAATTATAAACTAAAGTAATAGTAAAGTCAAATATTAAATTGCCTGAAGAACTAATTTTTTCCATATAACAGTTGAACCATCATAAGTTCCTGTACATACATATAAGTTAGTTGCATCATTAGAAATCATACCAGCAATATCGCCTACTTGTCCGACGGCTGCCGCAGTTCTAACATCAATCTTTGCTCTGCTACGAGTTAAGTCGTTAACTGCAATAGTTGTTCCAGAATCATCTGTTGTAAATTCAAGAATGTATGTACCAGTTCTATCAAACGTAATTACATTAGATAACTGTCCTTGGAGTGTATCAACTCCAATAGTACATGCTGAAGGTAATGTTACTGTATGTGCAGTGCTTGCTACTGTTATTTCAACTCTAACTCTACTTAATGTACCACTTGCACTAAAGTTAGTAAATGCTAGTGCAATACTACCAGTTGTGGTAACTGTTTGGTACCCACCTGTTGTATAATTAACTGTAGTTGTTCCACTTAATGATCCTAAAGCAGTTCTTGTTTCGCTAAAATCTTGTATAGCGAAGTCACTCAAAATTGCCCCGCCTCCAGTATTTGCAAGTGTAGTTCCAGTTAACGCACTTTTAAGTATAACTTTACTTTGTAAGTCTTCTAGTTCTGTTTTTGCGTTAGTAAAGTTAGTTTTGATATTCGTAAAGTTATCACGAAATCCTTGACTATCGTTATCTTGTCCGGCTATTGGAAAAGTGCCGTCTACATTATTACTATTAATATTACTTGCCATTTTTTAAAAACTCCGTTGTCATTGTGTGGACATATTATTATTTATCTAAAAAGATCTCTCTGAGGGAAAGCAATATATTGATCGCCTTCGTCTATTGTCTCTGTATGTTTACTTGCACCTGAAAAGAATCTAGTTTCTCCACCGTCGAATGTTGTTTTTAGTGCAAACCCTGGATTAGTTAGACTATTTACTAAATCGAATGTTGTTTCGGGTGCTGGTATAAACTTCTCGTTATCAGCAACTATTACTACACTATCAGCAGTAATCTTATCTTCTGTATAAGTATCGGCGGTTATAGTTGTATAATCAGCATTAACTAGTGTACTATCACTAGTATTTGCCCTGTACATCTCTCTAGTATTATCAACAGTTTCTACGGTAGAATCAGCAGTTATTACTCCACTACTTACTGAAATGCCGTTTCTAGAGTAATAATCAGCAGTATACGTTACTTGTGTACTCTTATTGTAGTATGTACTTAAATTATTGTCAAGAATAAATCTATCTATTTCAAAACTTATTTTCTTAAGGTCTAATGTTGTTCTTTGTGATAACAGATATGCTACCTTTTCGCCTTGTCCAGGTTGTACATAGACAATAGGAGCAACTAATTTCCAACCAATAACTTTATTATCTACATCTGTTTGTTTATCTTGCATCCATTGAGGCAATGTTAATCTTTCTAGTACTCCGTACCCTACTTTATCAAGAAGTCTCTTTCTCATATTCTCAACAGCATTTGGATAAACATATCTTAAGTTTCCAGCAGATGCTTTGTAATTTCCAGTATCAGTTTTAAACCATCCATCGTTTACACGAATCGGTTTACTAAACCCAGACATGCTAGTTACACTTTGTTGTACATGCAAATCAATCGATTGTGCAGCCGGACTTGCTTCTCCTGTGCTAGGATCTATTCCAATGCCTGTATCTGTAAGTTCAACATAAACAATGTCATATTTACCAGTACCGTCTAAGTTATATGCTTTTGAAGTTCTAATGTCACCAAAGGATAAAAGACTATTGGAGTGATTCTGTGACATCGCCTCAATGTAATCTGTGTTTGG